GGTATCACAGACGGTGAGCTTCTGTTTATGAACAAGACTATAGATGATGTCTACGACAATGGTCTTACAGAAGAAGAAGCCTACTATCTGTGTATGAATGACATAGCTATCGTAGAGAAAGAGTTACTAGACAGTAAGCCTGTCGTAAACCAACTTACCGATGTACGACAAATGGTACTTGTTGACATGGCATTTAATATGGGTGTTCCAAGATTAAAATTATTTAAGAATATGTGGTTAGCGATAGAGAAAGTTAACTATCCTCTAGCTTGTGCTGAGATGTTGGATTCCAAATGGGCAAATCAGGTGGGTAAACGTGCAGTACGATTATCTGAAGCTATGAAGAATGGAGAGTGGATTTGACCGAAGAGAAAAAGAAGTGTGACACTTGTGAGTGTTACGAATGTGATACCGAAGAATGTAACTGTGACTGCCACAAGGAGGTAGAAGGAGTACCTGTGTGATTGAGTTTGTGTTAGTGTTTATGATGGGATTAAGAGTAGTAGACCAAACGCAAACCTTCCAAGATTTAGATAGATGCCTATACTTCGCAGAGAGATTACACAAACAACCTTCAATACCACAAAAGGAAGGACCTAACTTACAGATAACTGCATACTGCAAACCAATGAGGAAAAGATAATGGTAGTCGCTGAAATTTTAACGGGTATCGCATTAGTGCAGAAAAGCGTTGAGTTTATAAAATCAAACATTGGTACAGCAAACGACATTAAAGATATAGCTAAACAAATAGATGGATTTTTTACTGGTGCTGACCAGATGAACAAAAAAGCTGGTAAGGGTTTGTCTATAGCAGAACAGTTTGGTTCAGTAGAAAATTCAGCTACAGATTTTATAGACCGTAAGTTACTTGAAGAAAAACGTGACGAACTAAAGATGATGATCAATATGAGATTTGGTCCTACTGCATGGGATGAGATTATATCTGAAAGAGCTAACAGAATAAACGAAGTTAAAGAAGCACAAAGGCTACAACGAGTAGAAGCAAGGCAGAATCAAAAAGAATTAGTCGATACTCTACAAACTATAGGTATTATTTTCTGTGTAATTGCAGTTTTGTTTATTGGAGTAATTGTTACATTCAAAGCCTTTGCATACGAATACAAATCTAAAGAATACACAAGACAACAAAAGATACATCAAGGTAAGATAACACAACCTCAATATACCCGATGTTTACGTAAGAAGATGGTACACTATAAGAATGGATTAGCTTGTATATATCAAGGAGCAGGTAGAACATTTGAAATAGAGTTTACAGATAAGATAATAGGATGTCCTAGACAGTATCAATGTATATACAATCCGGGAGGTTCTGAACCTAACATAGATGACGTAATGAAGAGTCTGCGAGACATAGCTAAATAAACTTCTTGCTATTTATACAATTTATGTGTATAATCAGACAACAGGGAGTTCGTATGAAAAACTTAGCAGCACAAGCATTAGCCTTTCAGTATAAGTTACAGATAGACAATGCTACATCGTTAATAAACGTAAACCATAAGCCACTTCAAGAACTAGATAAAGCACTTGGCGAAATGGTAATAGCTAATCAAAAGTTACAGTTACTTAACAAGATAGTAGCTGAAAACAATCCCAAAGAGATTGATACCTCCGAAAGTAAGTAATACATGGCAAGCACATATCTTACGTTAGTTAATAATGTACTGAGAGATATGAACGAAGTGGAGTTAACAAGTTCTAACTTTACTAGTTCTAGAGGTGTACAAACTACCGTCAAAGACTACATCAACAGAGCTATATCTGATATACTTAACTCTGAACTAAACTGGCCCTTTACTAGAGCAGAGGGTGCAGTCGATGCAATTGCAGGTAAGCAACTATATAGTTTTGAATCTATAGCGTCTACTCTTAAGTACATAGACTATGACAATGTATTTCTAGAAGCAAAAGATTACATTGCAAATGGTGACTTTGAAATAGATGGTTCAGCTAGTATAACCAATTGGACTACAGTATCAGGTTCTCCTGCTGCAAGTTCTAAGTTTGGTAACACGCTTTTACTTACTAGTGCAAAGGCAACACAAGAAGTAACTGATTTAATTGTAGGTAGGTCTTATACCATACTAACTCAGATAAGTGGTGCTACTCTTACTTTAGATGTGGGTACTAGTTCAGGTGGCACACAGACTAAATCATCGACTCTTACCATAGCAAGTGGCAACGAAGTCTTAATATCCCAAACAGTTTTTACAGCAACAGCAACAACTCACTATGTTACATTTACAGAATCAGCAGGGTCTGCAGCTTTTGTTAAGTTAGTGCAACTTATGGAAGATGTAACTGCTATACCTCTTAAGTATATATCTTACGAAGAATATAACGAGAAGTACAGAGAACGAGATGCTAGACCTACTACAGATAAGTTTGCTGATCCAGAATTTGTGTACACAACATACAACAACGAATTAGGCTTGACTCCTATACCTGACACAAGCAATAGAACATTAAAGTTTGATTACTACGTAACAAACACTGATCTAACAGCTCACGGTGACACAGGCATAATCCCGACAAGGTTTGAACCAATAGTCAATGCTCGTGCAAAGTACTACACCTACATGTTTAGGTCAGATGTACAAACAGCACAATACGCCCTCAAAGAATACGAAGATGGTATTAAACGGATGAGGGTCGAACTAATAAACAGAAAGAATTACATGAGGGCAGTATAGTTGGCTGACTTAAGTGAAACCGCTGCATTTCCATTCGTCTGTGAAGGTGGATTAGTTCTTAACCAATCTACGTTTATAATGAAACCCGGACAGGCTTTGGAGTTGGAAAACTTTGAGCCTGACATTGATGGTGGTTACAAAAGGATACAAGGCTTTTCTAAATACGTATCAGCAGTTGTACCTTTTACATCTAACAGTGGCGAAGAAGTTCTTATGGTAGCATCCTTTGCAGATAAGATCGTAGCAGCTAGAGGTACAAGCATATATCAAGCTACCCCTGCAGGTTCATCTTGGACAAGCATAGATAGTGGTAGAACTGGTGCTACTAAGTACAGNTTTGAAAGATTTAACTTTGATGGTAATGACAAGCTAATAATTGTAGATGGTACAAATGCACCTACCGTATTTAACACATCATTTAGTGCAACAGACGTAAGTACTAGTTCTGTATCAGGCTCTAAGTTTGTAGTTGCATTTAAAAACCACATGTTCTACGCAGGTAAGTCAACAACTAAACAAGAAGTGGTATTCAGTGAACCTTTTGATGAAGATGGTTTTGACGCTTCAGATGGTGCAGGTAGCATTAAAGTCGATGATACAATCGTAGGACTCAAAGTTTTCCGTGATAATTTATTTATCTTTTGTGAGAACAGAATATTTAAACTAGGTGGCAGTTCGTCTAGTGACTTTGCTGTTGTACCAGTTACAAGAAACATCGGGTGTATAAATGGTAGCACTATTCAAGAATTTGCTGGTGATCTTATCTTTCTTGGTCCTGATGGCTTGCGTACCATCGCAGGTACAGCTAGGATCGGTGACGTGGAGTTGGGAACTATAAGTTCCAATGTGCAGTCATTGTTTGATACACAGATAGCTAACTCAAGTAAATTTGAATCTATAGTAATACCTGATAAGACTCAATACAGAATATTTTTTACACAAGACAACGTGGCTGAGAATGGTACAAGTGGTGTTATATGTGTGATGAAAGGTCAGACGTTTGAGTTTTCTAAAGTAAAAGGAATCAGACCTACTTGTACAGATACTTTTGTAGACGATGGAGATGTTATTGCAATACACGCTGGAAACTCAGGGTTTGTATACAGACAAGAATCTGGTAATGATTTTGATGGTAGTGCAGTAAACGGAAAGTATCGTAGTCCAGACCTTACTATGAACGATCCGGGAATACGTAAGCATATGCAAAAGGTCGTAATTAACTACAAGCCTGAATCTACTATTGACGCAGACATGTTTGTTCGGTATGATTATGAGAGTGCTACATCTTCTCGACCAGCGGCATATCCTCTTGATTCAGCAGAAGTTGCAGTAATTTATAATACATCAGTTTACGGATCAGGCGTATATGGAGGTCCTTCTCAGCCACTTGTTAGACAAGCAGTTGAGGGTTCAGGATTCGCTGTGGCATTAAGAGTTAACGATGGTGGTACTACTGCACCTTATTCAATAAAGGGATTTCAGCTAGAATACCAATTAGGAGCAAGACGTTAAATGGGAGCAACATACACTAGACAGTCTTCGTATACTGACGGTGATACAATCACTGCAGCACATACCAATGACGAGTTTGATCAATTA